TTAATATAAAGACCGTCAGTGTCCGTTGAAGCGAATATCCGTTTCGTCGGTACCGAGCTAACAAACGAAGCGTTGAGCGCAGGAGTGGAACCAAAGATGCGGGACATATGCCAATGGTCCAGCGTAGTATCCCGGAATTCACCCGAAATAAGGCTTTCGGAACGTCTGTACTCGTCATAGCGATCCTGGAAACCAAACGTATCATTCGGGCTAGCGTGAGCTGCATACACCTCTTTGTTGAGGATTTCCTGCTGGCCAATATGCTGCAATTCCTGCTGCCAGTAGTCTTCTTTTACTCGGCGGTTCCAGTGACGGAAGAGCCCTTGCCCGTAGATTGTCTTCGGTCGGACGGTGAGGACGCTGATGATATACCCATGCTCTTCGAAGAACTTGCGGTAGCGATTAGATCGCATTCCAGCAATACCGTGCCCGTACATGGATGCGACAGGACCATCAGTACCTTCGGCCGTCTGGAGGACTTCGGAAAATTGAATGACCTCACGACCTCCGCCGAGATATTCAGGGCGCTGAAGACGTGCATCAGAGGATCTGACTCCAAGATAGCGTAAATACTCAGTGTACCTTGAACCGTATCTTGCACGAGCTTCTGCATAGCGCTGTAACGCCATAGCCTCACGGAGTGCATTGATAGTAATAGCAGACGCATTACTTAAATCAGCACGCAGGTAAGGGTATGTGACGCCTCCTAATGTTTGAGCTTCGAGACCATATCGCATCTCGCCCGTAGCAGTAGCGGTATCTGATGGATCGTTGAACTGCTGCCAGTGTGCTGCCAAAGCGCGTTGCACGCCGTCGCTGTCAAAAATAGTGGTGGCACCGCTTGGAGTAGCTTTATTATCCGTACCTGTTTTTGGACCGAAGCCGAGGACAGGAGCCTCACTGCCCAGAGGGATTGTGATCGCGGGACCTTTTTGCTCCCAAGGCCGCGCCGCCGTAAAGTAATCCTTCTCCCAGTCAGCGTTTTGCAAAGAAGTATTTGTAGTAGTGTCCGGGCCAGAAGTTTCATCGATAACCAGGGGTGTTTGCAGGTCTTGATCGCGATAAAATTCATTCCAGATCATAGCATATGCCCGGAACGGTAGAGCCGAGACTTCTAAATTATTGACCCCAGTAGGGACCCCCAAATAGTCAGCAAGAGAACCAATAGCAGCCCCGGAACCCCCACTGATCGTAATAGTAGGAAAGATAGAGTCATCCATACCATCAGGACCGCCAGTAATAAAGTCTTGGAAGTCTTCCCATACCAGTCGATGAGGGACGAACCAGTGATGAATAGCGACGCGTACAGGATGCATGACGGGAGCGAGCAGAGGAGCACAGCGGATAAGAGCTGACGTAGCTTGTTGTACAGTATCACCCGGCAGCACCTCCGTTAAACCGATTGGTACGAGTTCACCCATGTCACAAGTGAGTAGCTTAGTGTAGGATAGATTGAATTTATTACGTTTCATATACTTCCCCGTTTTTTGGACCGGTTTGCTTTAGCTTCGAGCTGTATGTAACGGCCTTCGTTTACCGATAGTATAAGCGCGATATCCAGATGCAAAAGGATTTCGCTCAACAAGGTATCCGCTGGAAGGTTGCTGATGCGAAAGCTGCTGGAATCCATCCTCTCGCCGCCTTGGGCGCGCAAACCACCTCCTACGCACCCGTCTCAGTTGGCGGCCCGTCTATTGCATCCGGGCTCGCCTCCGCGGGGCAGGACATTGCCCGCGGTGTTCACGCTACTCGCTCGAACTCTGAAAAGATCGATGCATATGCTAAGACGATTCAGGACCTAAACGTCCGTCGCATGGGCTTAGAAAATGATTTACTCGCGTCTCAAATTGCCAAGGTCAACGCGACAGGTCCTCAACCGGGCATGCCGTCTGCTTCGGAAAGGTACCTCATCGAAGGACAAGGCAACGCGCCGCTTGTTCAGTCAAACCCTCAGCAACGAACTATGTCAGCTCCCGAGGCGGGTTCGCAGGAACCCGGCGCAATTACGGATGTGGGCTACGCTCGCACGCCTACAGGCTGGGCACCTGTCATGTCAAAGGATGTCAAAGACCGTCTCGAAGAGGACCTCATCGGGATGCTCGCCTGGAACATGCGAAACAGACTCGCTCCCACTCTTGACACTCATGCTGGCAACCCCCCCGCAGGTAACCCCGCTGACCCCGGCGAGCAATGGGTGTACTCTCCCCTCAAACAGGAGTACATTAAGGTACGGCTCCGCCCCCGGAAGCGGGGCTGGGACGCTGGTTTCCAGCGTTGGTATCAATGAAAGGATGTTACATGCGCTTCCGTCGTAAACGTCGCTTCTCTTCTCGTCCGCGTCGTCGTCGGTTCAAATCTCGCAGAAGGATGTCCGGTCCTATGCGGATCGGCACAAGGATGTAATGTTGCTTTGCCGTAATCCCTATATGGCAAGCGGTGGGAACGCCTATGGATGTGGTCAATGTATGCCTTGTCGCATCAACCGTCGCCGGATGTGGACCCACCGCATCATGCTGGAGTGCACTCAACATAGCACTAACAGCTTCTGGACCCTCACTTATTCAGACGATTTTGTTCCTAAAACTGAGGGCGGTTTACCCACTCTAGATACAAAGGAATTGACAGATTTTATGAAGCGCCTTAGATTCGATTATCAACCGTCGAAACTGAGGTATTTTAATGTCGGAGAATACGGGGACATCACCCAACGTCCACACTACCACCTTGCGCTCTTTGCTTTCCCCCCGTGTGATCGGGGACTTACTCGCCATGACAGACGAGGAAATTGTTGCCGAATTTGTGACCGCGTCAGAGACCTATGGGGTAAAGGTCACGTTTATTCGGGGCAGTTGGAGGATGCTAGCGCAGCGTATATTGCAGGCTACGTCACCAAGAAAATGACCTCTAAGGAGGACTCCCGATGTCAGGGGAGACAGCCGGAATTTGCGAGGATGAGCCTGAAGCCTGGGATTGGTGCTGGCTTCATTCCCGAGGTTGCCTCCGCTCTACTCAGCCACAATTTAGATTCTACGCTGAGCGATGTTCCCACCTCTTTGGCCCACGGCCGGTCTGCAAAACCATTAGGGAGGTACTTAACCCGCGAGTTACGCAAGCATATCGGAAGGCCACCCGATGCACCGCTATCGACAATCCAAGCTTCACAGGAGAAACTGCGCCCTCTGCAAGAGATTGCGAGGAAGACTGCGCCCAAAGGGACTTATTCGGAGACTTATAAGGCGCTTATACTATCGGTAAACGAAGGTCGTTACATACAGCTCGAAGCTAAAGCTAACCGCTCCAAAAAACGGGGAAGTTTATGAAACGCAACAAGTTCAATCTTTCTTATACGAAGCTTCTCACCTGCGACATGGGTGAGCTGGTTCCTATTGGCTTAACTGAGGTTTTACCTGGTGACACTGTACAACAAGCTACGTCGGCTCTTATCCGCTGTGCTCCTCTTCTCGCTCCCGTCATGCATCCTGTACGCGTCGCTATTCATCACTGGTTCGTCCCTCATCGACTGGTATGGGAAGACTTCCAAGACTTTATTACTGGCGGTCCTGACGGTTTGGATGACTCTATCTTTCCTACTATTACGCTCGGTGGGGGTTCCGGCGCTGCTATTGGTTCTCTTGCTGACTATCTGGGGGTCCCTACTGGGGTTAATAATCTAGAAGTCTCTGCTCTTCCGTTCCGGGCGTACGCGATGATCTGGAACGAATTCTATCGCGACCAAGACCTTCAAACTCCGCTGGTTATCGATGAAACCTCAGGTCCGGACACTACAACAAATACTTCTCTCCAAAACGCTGACTGGGAGAAGGATTACTTTACGTCGGCGCGGCCTTGGGAACAAAAGGGTCCCGCCATCACAATCCCTCTCGGCAACGAGGCTCCTGTGCTCGGTTTCGGTCCCAAGACAGGCACGGATAATAAAGCTACTCCAAGTGGTGCCACTACTATCTTTGACAGCAACGGCGTGCAACGCGCTTTGGCAGCACACTGGCAGCAGTTCAACGACCCGTCCGACACCGCTACCAATACGGGCGAGATGCGCTATGGTCTCGAAGCTCAAACATTAGGAGGCGTTACATACCCTTACCTGCGCGCTGATCTAAGTAATGCGTCTGCTATTACTATCAACGCACTTCGTGAGGCTATGGCGTTACAGCGATATGCAGAAGCCCGCGCGCGATACGGCTCAAGGTACACTGAGTATCTACGTTATCTCGGCGTCCGATCCTCTGACGCACGTCTACAGCGCCCTGAATATCTCGGAGGAGGTCGTGAAGTCATTCAATTTTCCGAAGTCCTCCAAACGGCCGAAGGTACTGATGGTCCTGTCGCATCCATGTACGGGCACGGCATTGCTGGAATGCGATCTAATCGCTACCGCAAGTTCTTCGAAGAACACGGCTATATTGTCAGCGTCCTTACCTGCCGCCCTAAAACAATCTATGGCCAAGGCCTCTTCCGACACTGGAACCGGCGAGTAAAAGAAGACTACTGGCAGCAAGAATTGCAGCACATCGGTCAGCAGGAAATCCTTAACAAGGAGGTCTACGCCGCTCACGCAAGCCCTAATGACACGTTCGGTTTCCAGGATCGTTATGACGAATACAGACGTTCGGAAAGCCTCATCTCCGGTGAATTCCGGGATACTACGTTGGACCATTGGCATATGTCCCGCATCTTTGGTTCCACTCCTGCGCTCAACGCTTCGTTTGTTAGCTCGGTGCCGACGAAACGGATATTCGCTTCAACGGACACTGACGGTCTTTATATTAACGCTAAACACTCTATTCAGGCTCGTCGCATGGTTGCAGCAGTTGGGCGGTCCTTCATCTACTGATCGCTGCCCCTAATCCAAGCTCCTCGTGTCGGGGTCGCGCGGGGACCCCATAGGCGCGAAGCGTATATGGGGCAAGCGATCCCGACATGAGGAGCGCAGGCCCCAACACCTAAAGGAAAATACGATGCAAGAAAAAATGCTCCGGGAGCAGTCAGTCCAGGAACTCTACCTGGACGAAAACGGGCATGAGATGCCGAATCCCACGCCTATGCAACCCGCTATCGGGTATAAGAAGCAACCGTCTATTGGTGAACTGATGCGGCAGGCTATTCGCCAAGCATCGCTAGAGGCCCGCCAAATGGGGGCCGAAACTGAAGAAGAAGCTAACGACTTCGACGTAGGTGAAGACCTCGAACCTTCCTCCCCATGGGAGAACGATTTCGAACCCGACCCTATGCTCGATCACATGTTGGCCCTACACTCCCGGCCACCCCAGCAGCCGGCGCCGCAGGCGCCGGCTCCCTCCCCTTCGGTGCCACCCGGCACTTCCGCTATTCCGTCAAGCGGTCCAGCGCAGCGGCCGCTTGACGCGCCCCAAAAATAAGCTCATGGCAGGCGGGGGACATTGTCCCCCGCATTGCTAAGCCTCTTAACCTTCCTGGTTCCTGGCCCCCTACGCCAGGCCCCAGGTCCCTCATCCTCCCGGGATGAACCCAAAAACAGTGCACTCCTTGATGTGCACTGTGTTAGGTGACAGGAGACAGACGTGGCCAAAGGTAAAAACAACTCATACTCCGGTCAGCGCGATAACCTAAACTCATCGCTAACCACGTTGCTGAACGGTCCTCTTATCCGGCCACCTCTGAGGCTCCTGCCACTACCCTACAACCCCTATCCACAGGAGGTCTTACCGTATGCCGGTGACCGACGCCTCTTCACTCCAGACGCTTCGACTGCACCTCCAAGGGCTGCCACGCGCGACGCTAGTAAGGTCGTTGCAGGACGACAGCCAGCATCTATTCGCTTTGCTGACCCGAAGTACGTTGGCATCTGCGTCCGACGTCAAATCCGTAAGGAGGTGCTGCACGCGCTTAAACGAACTCGCAAAGGAGCTGGAAGCAAGAAGCATTTCAACTTCTGGTCAAAGGTAAGCTGCAAATGATCGGTGAACTCATCTCCGCCGGTGCCAATATCATCGGCGGCATAATGGGCAGTAACGACAAGAAACGCGATATCCAGATGCAAAAGGATTTCGCTCAACAAGGTATCCGCTGGAAGGTCGCTGATGCGAAAGCTGCTGGGATCCATCCTCTCGCCGCCCTGGGCGCGCAAACCACCTCCTACTCACCCGTCTCAGTTGGCGGCCCGTCTATTGCATCCGGGCTCGCCTCCGCGGGGCAGGACATTGACCGCGGTGTTCATGCTACTCGCTCAAACTCTGAGAAGATCGATGCATATGCTAAAACGATCCAGGACTTAAACGTTCGTCGTATGAGCCTCGAAAATGATCTACTCGCGTCTCAAATTGCCAAGGTCAACGCGACGGGTCCTACACCAGGCATGCCGTCTGCTTCGGAGCGGTACCTCATCGAGGGACAAGGCAACGCGCCGCTTGTTCAATCAAACCCTCAGCAACGAACTATGTCAGCTCCCGAGGCGGGTTCGCAGGAACCCGGCGCAATTACGGATGTGGGCTATGCTCGCACGCCTACAGGCTGGGCACCTGTCATGTCAAAAGACGTCAAAGACCGTCTCGAAGAAGACCTCATCGGCATGCTCGCCTGGAACATGCGCAACCGACTTGCCCCCACTCTTGACACTCATGCTGGGAACCCCCCAGCAGGCAATCCCGCCGACCCCGGCGAGCAATGGGTGTACTCGCCCCTCAAACAGGAGTACATTAAAGTACGCCTCCGCCCCCGGAAACGGGGCTGGGACGCCGGTTTTCAACGTTGGTATCAATGAAAGGATGTTGCATGCGCTTCCGTCGTAAACGTCGTTTCTCTTCTCGTCCGCGTCGCCGTCGTTTCAAATCTCGCAGAAGGATGTCCGGTCCAATGCGGATCGGCACAAGGATGTAATGTTGCTTTGCCGTAATCCCTATATGGCAAGCGGTGGGAACGCCTATGGATGTGGTCAATGTATGCCTTGTCGCATCAACCGTCGCCGGATGTGGTCCCACCGCATCATGCTGGAGTGCACTCAGCATAGCACTAACAGCTTCTGGACCCTCACTTATTCAGACGATTTTGTTCCTAAAACTGAGGGCGGTTTACCCACTCTAGACGCAAAGGAATTGACAGACTTTATGAAGCGCCTTAGGTTCGATTATCAACCATCGAAGCTGAGGTATTTTAATGTCGGAGAATACGGAGACGTCACGCAACGTCCACACTACCACCTTGCGCTCTTTGCTTTCCCCCCGTGTGATCGGGGACTTACTCGCCATGACAGACGAG